CTACATCACTAAGGATTATCAAAAGGTTTATGCACAGTATTATTATTTTAGCTTTAGTGGGGTTAGCTCTTTGGGCAGCGAATACCTATATCCCGATGCAGCCGACTATCAAAAGGATTATGAATGTTGTCGTAATTATCGCTGTGATTATATGGCTCCTGAGCGTGTTTGGGATTATAGGAAACCTTAACGCGGTTCACGTGGGCCGTGGCTAAACTGAGGCAGGAGCATAACGATGCCCATTTACGAATACAAATGTAAAAAGTGCAGACGAACCATTGAGGCCTGGTATCCGGTGACGCATATTCCGGATCGGGTAAAATGTCCGTGCGGGAAGATGGCGAAAAAGGTTCTTAGCCGGAACGGAGCTATTCACACCGATGGCGACGTGAAGTGGCTGGCATCCGCCTGTAAAGTCATGCAGAGGGATGGAGAGAAGCCCATTGAAACGCGCGGTGAATATGAACGTTATTTGAAAGAAAATAATTACGTTTGCAAGGGCTGATTATGTCGCAACCAGACGATGAAAAGGTAAAAGACATTTTAGCTGCTATCAAGAAACACATATTTAGCTTGCAAGAGGCGAAGAAGTGTGGCACGTATCAGATGGGCCTGGAGCTTCATCTTAGCCAGGGCGGAATTGGAGACGCCTTTTTGAACACTAACGCAAGGGAGAGAATTTTGAAATAAGACAGATAAATCATAAGGGTACTGGATAACCTTAGTTAAGGGATTACGAAGCCCGGATTCTGTGGGGAACACACTCATCAAGTGTGCCGCAGGTCCGGGCTTTTTTATTTGTTTAAAATCGGGCAGACCAGCAATCGGTCCGCAAGGGCAGCCGAAAATCAACCTGGTTCCGAGAAGGAGAATGAAAAATGGCAGAGAACACTGGATCAGAAGCAAACAAAGGAACGGGACAGGGCACAGGCGAGGATAAGGGAATTGCCGGGACGAGTTTCAAGACCCCGGAAGACCTGGCCGCAGCTTATCAGAACTTAGAGAAAAAGCTCGGCGAACAAGGCAATGAGCTCGGGACTCTCCGAAAGGAAAAAGAATCCCTGAGCGGTCAAGCACAAACCCTTGCAGAAACCCTGAAAGAACATCTCACGAAAGCGAACGCAGTAGCTGCACCGGCAGACAAGGCAGTCGATTATGGCGCAGAGATTCAGTCCGCAAAGGCTGAGCTCAAAAAGCTTGATCCGATGGAAGCCGAGTATGCATCCAAGCAGGCGGAATTGGTTGACAAGATTGCGAACCTCGCAGCTCTCGGCCAACATGCAAAGACGCTCGATGCAGCCGGAAACATGTTCAAGAAGGAACTGGACCAGCGGGACGCAAAGGCCGCGCAGGATGCCTTCTATCGTGAGAATCCGACATTCAACACACCGGAGACGCAGGCGAAGATCAGGCAGTATATCGCCAACGACAAGACCGGTATGCACGATCCAATGTCCGCGTTCTTCCAGATTGAGCGGGACGAAGCTGCGGCGAAGGCAGCCGGTCTCGCAAAAGAGAATGACGAGTACAAGAAGCTGGTAGAACTCGCAAAAGGAAAGGATGAGGCCGGCAAGGTGATTGTCGCAGGACAAGGAACCGGCCAGCAGCAGACAAAACAACCAAAAGTAACAGGCAAGGATTTGGATGCGGGTATGCTAGAGGCTTTAAATAAAGCCACATAGCCGCTGAAATAGTCGCTTGCCTACTAAAAGATAGGAGAACTGAATTATGTCTTTAATAAATCAACTCAATGCGACTACGCAGTATTATTGGCTGAACACAGAACCGGTGGACATCGTCAATAAGGCGTCCGCGCTTCTGTTCAAAATGATGGGAAACGCCATCGGCCGGATCAACTGGGAAGTAAAGCCCCACGAGATCGTTGATGGCGGCCTTATGGTGAAGGTGCCGCTGGAATACGCGAGCTCCAATCATGGCTCCTACGGAAAAAACACTATCATCAAGCAGTCCAAGGTCGATATCATCGATGCGGCCCGCTTCCCATGGGGTGGCGCCTACGGGTCGAACACCCTCAACCTCGATGACCTTACCCAGAACACCGGGGCCGAGGCTATCGTTTCCCTGACCAAACAGTATATGTCGAGCGTCAAGAAATCCATTCGCGTGGATATGGCATCTCAGGTTATAGCGGCGGCGGCAGACGGCGACAGCATCAACGGCCTTGGCGATCTGTTCAATACCTCCACGACCACTCCCTATGGGTGCGTTACAGAGGCCCAGATGGCCGACTGGAAAGCTCAGGTCATCGCCACGGCAGAGGCAATCTCGTTTGAAGTCATGCAGAAAATTTTCCGTACTCCGGCGATGGGAGATTTCAAAGAGTACAAGCCGGATTTCTGTGTGACCACGGAAGCACTGCGCGACGGCTACGAGAGATCCCTGCATCCACAGCAGAGATATTTTGAGGCAAAGCTGGTCTAAGCCGGATGGGACAACGTGATCCACAAGGGTTCCCCGATCTGCGGTGACGCTTATGTTACAGCGGGGTATCTCTACGCCCTCAACCTTCGCTTCTTGGAACTGAGAAGCCACAAGGATTACAACTTCACCACGCCGGTATGGGTGAGCAAGGAAGTCCTCGGGCAGCCGGACACCATCTCCTGCAATACCAGATGGAGAGGCAACATATATTGCAAGAACCGGAAAATGCAGATCCTTCATACGAATCTGACAGAGCCTGTATAGGCATAACTTAGGATGGTGCCTGGGGTCTCGCAAGCCCCAGGTGTAACCTTGAATTCGCCTGGGACAACGTCGTCCTGGCTTTAGAAAGGAGAATTATCATGGAAAGAGTTGTAACAGTAGGCGGCAATCAGGCCACAAGGCCGATTTCCGACTTCTATATGTATCAACGTCGAGGTCACATTTACTATGTCGATAGCACTGTGACGGCGAGCGGGAACGGGAAGTCTTGGGCGTATGCGTTTAAGACCATCACCGAAGCGGTTGCGGTTGCGGTCGCGGGAGACACCATCTATATTTACAGCGGACTGACGAACGCGACACAGTTCAATGAGGCAGTGGCGGTAACAAGTCTTGCGGGCATCCGGTTCATCGGTGGTGGATCGAATCCGGACCAGGCTATCTGGACGGCCCCGAATACCACGGCTCCGGCTTTGACGTTTACGGCATCTCCTGATTTCTTGGTTTCAGGTATTCGGTTTAGGCCTCCTTTGGGGAATGCCGCTATATCATTGGTAGGGGTTTCACATAACGGTGTCATTCAGGCCAATCGTGTGCAGGGGAAGACCGGATCTCTATACGGGATTCTTACAGACGGTGCGCAGGCCAATGTCCATGTCGAAGATAATGAGTTCATGTACATTAACACCGCCTCGGCCTACGCGATCAAGGGCGCTGGATATGTCTCCGGCGATCCGACCGGGTGGGTGATCGAGCGGAATAAATTTCATTCCAACACAAACCACCTTGTCATGGCATCACGGCAGGGATTCATCCGCGAGAACGTTTTCGCGGCTGTTGGCATTGGACCCACGGGCGCCGCAGCTCTCACGGTCCTGGGGATCGATCTCAGCGGAGGATCTTCGGGAGTCGGTGCAAATATTGTCACCCGTAACGACCTCGGCGGACTATATCACACCGCTTGCTACAACCCGGCGATTGCAACGGTCGGAGCGCCGGGCAGTGATGAATGGTCCGGGAACTTCTGTGCCGATAGGTCACATGCAACTCAGGTGGATGCGACTACCGGAATTAGTAAGCTGGCACCAGTAGCCTAACCTTTCACCAGGGAAAGCATAACAATTTAACCAAGTGGGGCGGCAGTAAAATGCCGCTCCATCAGATAAGAAGGAGAGTTAGCGATGATAGAAATAACCATCCTACATGCGGATCAAGCGACCCTTTATGTGCCGGCGCCGTGCAGGGGCATCGTTGTAGGTGCAAAGGTAGTGTTTCAGACCAACACGGTTGAGCCCAATGACACCGTTGTAATTGGTCGAGCTGGTACAGCAGTATGCACAGTGACAGCGGTAACCACGGCGGGACTGGTCGTTGAAAACGGCGTCCGGGATGCGACAAACAAGGATCTCATCTTCGATCCGGATTCAGCAACGGCGGCATATCAGGTCTTTAAAGTGACGGATACCGGAGCTCCCGGGGATAAAATCGTCACCATCATGTTTGACGAGCATGCTGCGGTCAATGAACCGGCCAGCGAGTACAGCGCGACATAGACATAGCAGAACGAAATTTAAAAAGGAGCAACATTATGAAAAGAATACTTCTTTCAGCTGCCGCCAATGGAACTTACTACATTCCAGCGCCATGTAGGGGCGTCGTAGTAGGAGCCAAGGGCGTCTGGCAGTCGACAGTAACCACCGCCAATATCTGCACGATTTCACGCGATACTCATACCGTGAACTTGATAACCGTCGTCACCACAGCGGGCATGGTTGTTGAGAATGGGGTAAGGGACGCGACCTACAAGGACCTCGTTTTTGATCCTGATTCCACGACCGTGACTTATGGGGTGATCAAGGTTGTTCTCTCTGGTGGAAACGCGATTGCAGCGGTGATTCTGATCGAGTTCGACGATTTTGCCGCAGTGGCTCAGGCGGCTTCAGAGTACTCTGCAACCTAGGGTGCTGTGACAGGAACCTAATTTGACATCCTCTCCCTGTCGTGAGGCGGGGAGAGGGCTCAGGTAGCCTCTAAATTGCCCCACTCAAAGCGTTCAACGCCACGACAAGGCAAGGCAGGGGTCCTTCAGGGGTGAACCGCTCATGACTACGTTATCCGAGATAGTAAATGGCATCCAGGAGGTCTTGCAGGATTCTTTCTATACCGAGGAGAGGTTGGTTCACCGGATCAATGGTTCCGTGCGAAGTATCGCAGCCGGGATCAGGATGCCGGATGGACTAATATCTCCCCCGCTTCCCGATCTCTATAAATGCGACACCGTCTACACAACAAGTGATGCCTTTGTCGACCTTCCTTCCGATTATCAGAGAAGCGTTTTTAACGTCTTCGATGCTAATAATGACAAAATATATCCACCAATCGGCGGAGATTACTATAGCTTCAACCGCTTCCTGAAGCAGATTAACCAGCTTAACCTTTCGGAGCCGGGCGAAGTCTACCGAGTATGCGTCAAGGGCAGCAAGTACATCTACTATCAGGGAATCCCCGCTGCGCCTTACCCTCTGGGTATCCATTATTACAAAAAGCCGGTTTCCATGAAGCTGGATGGAGATGTCCCGGATGGAATCCCTGATCACCTGGCCCACAGCATCATAAAGCACGATGTTTTGAGGAATATCTACGGTGAAAAGATTGAGGCAGGCGTCACGGAGCCCGCCGCTGCAATGAAATATCACACGGCACAATTCTATTCCGATATGCAAGACCTGATTGATTTCATCGGAATTGACGGTGGCCCCATTTACTATGGATCCGGAGGATTCGAAGACCGGGGAATTGTAGATTAAATGACTGACATCAACATCAGCGGCTTCTCCGGCGCCAACAATGTCAAGAAAGACGAGCGATTCTTTGTCAAAAAGGGAATCGCCGAGCCTCGCCTCCTGTTAAACTGTGACGTTGATCAGACCGGCAAGCTGATTGCGAGAGTTGGGAAAACTCTTTTAATTAACCTCCCGGGCGCTCACTCTCTCTGGGCAGGAAATACCTGCTGCCTCTGTGTCGCAAACAATGTTCTCTACCGTATTGTAAACGGTGTAGCAACGAGCGTTGGGGCAGTATCTGGACCCAATTCTCCCTTTTCTTATGTAGATGCTGAAGACCGTGTATTTATCGGTAACAAATACTGGCAGGGAATCTTTGATCCTTCCAGCAATGCCGTGCTGGTCTGGGGTGTGCCGCTACCTCCCGGCCCGACCCTTCTCACTGGGGATGGAGATCTTCCTGCCGGTACCTACAATATCTGTTTCACTAACGTCGTAAATGGAGAGCTGTCCGGGAACGGTCAGATTGCCAGCATTACCTTAACTGATATTGGCGGCATTCAGGTCTTAAGTAGACCATCGGGCGCGCTGGTATGGTGTACCGAGGCGAATGAGCCCATCTTCTATTTGGTCGGCGCTGCGAACAAAATTGTATCAATTTCAAGAGTCGAGCCCTTACCGTCTTTTCTCTGCGGCCCACCTCCGTTCATGGAGAACCTCTGCTACGCTTTCGGCCGGATGTGGGGATCGGTTGGCCCGGATGTATTTTACAGTCAGCCGTTCAAGCTCGGCTGGTATCGGCTCGCTTCAAACAAGTTCTCGTATGCGTCCGATGTCACGCTGATCGCAAAGGTCCCGACGGGCCTGTATGTCGGAACTATTGAGAGCACCAAATTTCTGGCCGGTACAGATCCGAAGACGATGCAAGAAATGGATGCCGGCGCCGGCGCAATTAAAGGGACGCTGGCCTATTGCAACAATATGCCGGAGCTGGGCTGGACACTCGGAACCCCGGAAAAGGACTTCGTTGATGTGCCTGTTTGGTTGACGACCGAGGGAGTAGTTGTCGGCAGCCCGACCGGGAAATTCTTTAATATAACGAAAAACAAGATCAAGATGTCTGCCCCTTCACAAGGTGCATCACTGTACCGAAACATCGCGGGATTCATCCAATTTCTTACCAGCTTCAAAACCGGAGGGGTAGTTGGTGCGGGAGCAGGACTGAACGATCCGGACACCTATAATGCATTTAAAGATGGTCGAATAGAACTTTACAGCAAGTTCCTTGATTCCACGAGCGGCAGGATGGCGTTTTCGGACGACGCCTCATGCACGGTCACTCGCGGCGGAGTAGAAATATGACATAGAATGACATAGCGGGTACCAGAAGGACTTTTGAATAAAGTTACCAGAGGCCCGGATTTTACGGAGAACATGAAAGCCGTAGAGTCCGGGCTTTTTTATTTAAATAAAAGGAGAATAAAAGATGAAACGGATTGTACCTTTTTCAAGAGATGATGCAAATTTTCGTTATGCCCTGAAGCATTGGCAAGAATCGGCCTTAGCCTTCCATGGCGAGGTTACATGTGATCATTTTCGCAAAGGCCACCTGATCCACACGCAGACCGGGAAGAATACCTTCACAACTGAAGGCCTGGCGTATTTGTTAAACGTCATGTTTTATTCGACAGGAAAGGCAGCGGCACTGGGATTCTATGTCGGGATCTTCCATACCAGCGCATACCCGGCCGTGGGAGATACTGCCGCGACGGCCCTGGGCGCTGGTGGATCATACGGTGAGAGCCAGGATGCAGATTACACGCCGGCGACAAACAAGCCGCAGTACACCGCTGCGTCTACCTCGACGGTCACCTGCACAAATAGTGGCGCGCCCGCGGTCTTCACTATCGTCCCGATAAGCGTGACTATTTACGGGGCGTTCCTCAGCAATGTGGCAGACAAAACAGCCGTAAACGGTAAGCTGATGTGCGCCAAAAGGTTTGGGACGGCGCGAGCGGTTACCACGGCAGACGTGCTCTCGGTGACATACGCGATTACTTGCACCACCGGCTAAGGTGCGAGATGCCGACAATTGACTTCAAAGACATTGGCGATGTTCTTAATTACGAATATCGCCAAGGCACTATTGTATCCGTCAATGGAGCTGACGACACCTGTGTTGTCACCGTCGACGGTTCCAGCACTACTGCCCTCATTTTTTATCACTGACAGCCGGATTCTGCGTTGCGTGCCAACGGTGCGATTACAGGTGGGGCAGGAGGATTTAGTCCAGACGACGAGGTTATTGTGCTGAGGAAATTGGATGGCAGTAAAACGTATGTAATAGGCCATGTAGCTGGAGTTAAACCATGCGGTGGATTTGCGGTATTTTTTGTGTATCTTGAGGGTAAGGCAAAGAAATCTATAGTTGTTTGGGATATTGCAAAACAAGCATTTAAATTCCTATCTACAGATTATGACGATCCTGCATTTACAGCTTGGTTAAATACAAAAAAATCTTTTGGTTCACAGATGTTTGGGACCTTAACCGATTGTGGATTTATGGAACCTACAACTGATAATGGATCACAGGCTGCGACATGTCCTGGAATAACTCCTGGATTGACAGATATTTGGACTTTTGTTGAATCAAATGTTGGATCAAATAGGATAGATGTTTGGCATTGGGATTTTAATTCTAAAAAATGGACTCGTGGATATATTGGTGGAGTTCAACCTTTGTCTCCAGCATCTATGACTTGTCCGGTTAATATTCCAGATAGTCCTATATCTGTTGCAGGATATAGATTACATTGGACTTGGGATAAAACTTTATCTACAAATATGGATACATCTGTTTGGAGTCAATCAACTGATACTGAATTTGTGTTTTATGGACCTTTGGGTTTGTTATCAGGATTTTCTGGTCATGGAACAGCAAATGGAGGATATGGTGGAATAAATGCTGGTGATGAAACATATATTCCAGATTGGAGCGCTTGGGGATATTATCCATTTGATAAAGAATATTATGGATCTTCACTTTGGGGTTTATTTGATGAAAAGATTATTGTTGATTGTTATATGATTCAATTTTGTTCTGTAGAAGTAGTGACTACTTATGATCCTTATTTAGGTGCACAATATACTTATACCTTTTCAGCTCGACAAGTTCATGTTCAAGCTCAAGCTCTTTTTTGTCAGGAAGGTTCTAAAGGATATAATTGGGTGGCGGCTGGACGTAATAGTACTTTGGAATCAGAACTCGTTAGCGCTGTACAATTAGCTTATGGATTAAATAGTATTGCAAATAATGTAATCAATAAAGGATATATCTCAATAGGTTTATACAGATAGGAGGTTGTTATGGCTGTTCAAATTACAAAATATACCAGTTATCTTCAGTATGTCCATTCTGGAGAAATTACGTTGACTGATACTGGAAAGGTAATGTTGGCATTAGTTACATCTGGTTATACACCATCAATCACGCATACGATATGGAGTCCAGGTACTAATGATTCAGCTGATCCAGCGTATAATGAGGTAACTAATGGGGCTGGTTATACTACAAATGGAGCTGTAGTCGCTGGATTATCTGTAAATGCGACAAGATTTGATGCGAGTGATGTTGTATGGACTGGATTAACAAAGGTTTTTAGATATGGAGTTTTGTATCTTAACGATACATATCTTACAATCATAAAACCATTAATCGCATATATCTTATTTGATTCGACTCCGGCAAATATCACGATGACAGGTGGGGATTTTACTGTGCAGTGGAGCGGCAGCGGGATTATCACCTTCTCATGAGTTGTGATCGTTGCGGAAATTGTTGTGTGGTAACAGGTGGAGCTATTCCTGTTTCTGAGGCGGACATGAGGCGATGGATAAATAGATCAGACCTTTTGGATAAGGTGGAGAACGGCCAGATCAAGTGGCGCGGTCTCTGCCTGTTTTTCATTCCTGAATTGAAGGCATGCTCCATACATGAAATCAAACCCGACGTCTGTCGGAACTATGATTGCGAAGGACGGCACTTTTAATGGGTAGCGGAACTTTTTATCTTGGGGCCGGCACAGATATAGGACGATGGCGATATCCATACGGAAAGTTCGGCGAATTCTTCAATGACTACTGTGAATTCGGCTTTCCGACGGGCGCTAGTGCGGTCTACAAGGGCTTTCTCCGCTTTGTCAATGTGACTGTGCCGACTGGCCAGATTATTAGTCAGGCCACACTGAAGATCTATGCGTACACAGGCAGTGGTGGCACGACAGCCAGGGCAAGGATTACAGCCGACGCCGAGGACAACCCCGATGCTCCATCCAGCGCCTCCGGTGCGGACGGTCTGACACCGACCGGCGCTTATGCTGACTGGACTCCAGATGTATGGACTGATCATGTACAGTATACAGCGCCAGACCTGGCGGCAGTCATCCAGGAGATCGTGTCCCGCGGCAGTTGGGCAAGCGGGAATTCCATTCTGCTCCTTCTTAAAGACAATGGTTCGGACGAGGGCGCAACCAGGTGTATGGACTATGACACGGGCAATGGTTACGTTGCCAGTCTCTACCTTGAATGGGCTCCTCCAGCCCCCGAGACGAAAGTTATTCCAACGCTCTCGGATACGGACACCGGTGTCATTCCAACACTGCTCGGCCTGAATCTCACGGCTATACAGTATGGATCACTGACGGATGCTGACACCGCCATTGCGCCGGACCTCATTTATCCAAGGACCTACAATGACACACTGGACGAATATCTCGCGCTCGCCGAATCCTTTAACCTGGGGTTGGGTGTGACGGTTGCTGAGTCCTTTTTTGCATACGACAATACAGCGCTAGCATTCCTCGTGGCGATAAGCGAGGGCATCGGCATCGCTGACGCCGCGTCTAATATTTGGGGTCTCTTTGTTGATGACTGGCTGACGCTTATAGATGCGTACGCTACGAACTGGGTGGGCCGGGAGATCATCACAGACGGATTCGAGGCCTGGGAAACTTTAACGCCTGGGCAGTTGTATTCGGCCACGGCCAGCGACGGGCTGGGGATCGCCGATACCGTTATCGGCAGCATGCTCGTCTACATTCTGGAGGAGCTGGGTTTCGCGGACCTGGCCAGCGTAATAAGTTCTCTTCACATAGCGGTCTCTGAGTTATTGGAATTGGATGAGAGCCTGCTCGGTGCCTATCCGGAGTCCCTATCGGAGGCGCTTGGCATCGCTGACGTTGGTGTGGGCACATGTATATATCTTAATGCCATCGCGGAGAGTCTTGGCATCACGGATGCCGCAACCGTGCTCAGGGCCATTGCCTTAGCTGTGAGCGATCCCATTACCTTTGTCGAGACCGTTAGCTCCAGCGGGCGGCTCTATTCTACCCTTTATGATTTGTTGAATTTGGACGTGTCCGTCGATATCGCAGGCGACGTCTGGGAATGTTACGCCCTAAACACGCCCAAATTCTACCCGTCAATGTATTCCGGTTTTGATTTTAATTCTTATGCAGTCTACCAGGATCGAGTGTTTGGGGCCAATGACGACGGCATATATGAACTTACAGGGACGACAGACGCCGGCAGCAACATTCATACTGGTGTTATTTTAAGTGCGACGGACTTTTCCATGCCGCACCAGAAGCGGTTTAGGAGGGGCTATCTCAGCCTGTCAGGAGATGCCCCGATGATGATTTTTGAAAATGAGACCGGCCAACGAGAGGCCTACAGCATAGACGTGCAGGGCAAAGTTGTGGCCTCATCCGAATTAAAAGGGAAAAAGTGGAAGTTGACAGTGGTGGATTTCTCCACGCTCGATCATATAAAGTTGATACCCGTGATTCTGACCAAGTGAGATAAAACCATGGCAGTCATTACCGACATATTAAGAGAAGAAGCGCGATGGAGAAAAGAGAAAACTCCAGTCGTGGCAAAATACCTCGCAGAGCACAACAAGCTTCTTGATGAGATCGCCGGACGGGGATTTCTCGCGCTTCCAGGATACGCGTATGACCTGGAGAACGATCTTGAACTGGGCACAAAACTGGGACTGGCGGAAGTCAATTATAAGATTTTAGAAGAGACGATCGATCGAGAACTGAAGCAGATGGGCATCGATTATAACCTGACCTACCGAAACGCAGTCATGGCCTGGCAGCTGCAGAAGCAGGCACTGGAG